GGTAAGGGCGAGGATGTGGTCTACTTCTGTTGCTTCCTTCACAATCCCTTTAGCCAGGCACATCACGCACAGCGGATTCGCGTTCAGATGTGCTACCCGAATGCGTTGTAGCGTCCTTCCTCTGATGCGATAGCCGGCCTGCTGCGAGGGCTTCGGCATCACCGTAAGCCTATTACCCTGTACCTGCACCCTGGGCTTCAGCGTCTGCATGGATTCCTGGGCCTTGAAATGGGAAAGACCCCGGTTCTCGGGGCCTTGGTGTTCGCCGTACTGGTGTGGTGTTCTGTGCTTCGCGGAGACGCCGACCCCTCCTATCAGGATCGCTGTCGCCGCCCTACCGAGTTCAGGGATTAGGAGTACGTGTACTGTCCAAGGTGGGCTTATAAACTACTTCCAAGCTGTTGTCTAGCACTTCTTTGATGGCGGTCAAGGCCTTAAGTATCTTGATTACAACCAGAAATAGATCAGCCAAAGTGTTTAACCAGCGCTATCAGACCGTAGGTACACCATACCAAATAGAACACCACGAGTCCGATAGCAACCATGCCGACAAGCGCCCGTATCCACTCCGGGGATTTAGATAGATTGCTCATTTACGCCCCCGTTGAAGCTGATTCCTTAGCGCCGACCGCGCGCGCATCAGAACCTCATCGAAATCCTTCACCCGCAACCGCAGGCTCCGGTATGGCGCGAGCTTCATCCAGACCTTTCGCGGCTTCCAGCGCTTAAGGTAAACGAACTGTAGACAGAATCGGAACAGGACAGGCAACTCCTTCCAGGCGTCCTCAACCCGCCAGGCATCGGCGATGTCCGGCCTCCACGGCGCTTCAACCGGCGTGATAAGCCAATCTCCCCAGCCATCTTTGGTATCGTCTGGCCTACTCGTCCTACGATAGCGACCCTCGATCGACATGCAGGTAGACGAGCGCCAGCCCCGCTCGGCGGTGTACCTGGCCCAGTTCGCAATGCGCTCGGAGAGGTTCTGTTCGTGGTCATTAATCTCAACAGGGATCTCGGTTTCGACCAGGCTCATGGGATCGCATAATTAGGTTGGGTTTGGGCAACGCACGCCTGCCGGCGCCTCTTCTCGCGCCACCTGCGCTTGTTCTCCGCGAAGCTCTGCCGGCCGGGGCGCTGAATATCCGGCAACCGAACGACGCCTTGGCGCCCGTAGATCGGCCGGCCGCCGGGCACCGCTTCCCATCCGACGATACGCACCTTGCCGTCTTCTCTGGCGACCCGTAGGTACTGGTAGAGCTGTCTCTGGCCGACGCCGATGGTATCAACAAGATCCTTGATGGTTGCGGGCCCGAAGGCTAGGTCGCGTAATAGCAGCTTCATGTTTGGATGAATCCTCAATGTAACTCGCATGTTATCCCCTCGCTCCTACAGTTCATCATGGCGTGGTTTCTTCTAGCATATCGGCCTGGACCTCGGCCTTTTTCCCATCGTAGGCAACCTGCACGTTCTTCTCGGCCTGCCGATAGTAGCTCGCCTTGAGTTCTATCCCAATCCCTCTCCGGCCAGCACAAACCGCCCCGTAGACCTCAGATCCAACGCCCATGAACGGCGTCAGGACGTTCTCGCCAGGATTCGACCACAGCACCATCACGCGCTCAATCACATCAAGCTGTAACGGATGGACGTGCTTCTCGTCGTCAGAATCCTTCGCCGCCTTGAACGGCAGCACTCGGCCGATGCGAATGTCGTCCCAAAATGCAGAAGCGTATTGTCTCCAGATCCAATGCGAGTAGCGGTTCTCGATCTGATTACCTTTCCACCCTCGATATGGCAGCAGCTCATATGGTATCTTGCGCTCGCCGGCGTATTCATCCAGACCTGACGGATGTTCGATCGGCATAGGATTGGTTCCCTTGCGACGGAACACGATCAGATAATCCGCACTTGCCACGCTGCAGCGGCTTGAATCATCGACGATGGTCTTGTGCGCTAGGTTCTTGGCCATCGTACGATTACGAACCGCGAGTGGCTCTTTCCAGATCGCGTAACGGGCGATATAGTTCCAGCCCTCTTTTTCGTGTAGGCGGATAATATCTCCTGGGAAGTCGCGCAGATAATCGGTACCGCTGTTTCCGCTCGGCACGTCCATGCAATGCACTGCGGTCATGCGACCGGGTATCGTCAACCTTGCCAGTTCGCGCACCACGAAAGCGTAATGCTCGAAAAACTGCTTATAGTCGCGGCAGTTCGACAAGTCGTGCTCGCTCGAGCTGTAGTGATACAGCCCACCGAACGGCGGCGAGTAAACGGACAGGTGAATAGAGGTATCCGGCAGCGTGCCCATAACCTCGACGCAATCACCGTTATAGATCGCGTACTTGTCCGTCATCTTCTGATCGGCTACAGCCATATAGGCACCTCTTCCTTTTTCGTGAAGTTAACGCCTCGATCAATCGCAAGCGAATCGTTCATGTACGAAACGAGATCGGAGAACATCTTGTCCGCAGCCTTAGCCTTGCGCTGTAGGTTCTGCATGACGCTCTTCTCGCCCTCCGTCGTCACTATATCCACGACTACCGGATTCTTCTGCCCGAAGCGCCAGCAACGCCGCACGCCCTGGTAATACTGCTCGAAGCTATGCGATGGGAAAAACGTCACATGTGAGCAGTGCTGGAAGTTGAGTCCCCAGGCGCCGATCTTCGGCTTTGTCACTAGCACGCGTGCCTGTCCGCTTGAGAACGCGAGGAATTTTTCCTCTTTCGCTTCGTCAGAATCCATACCGCTAATCTGCACCGCGTCCTTAATACTATCGGCAAGGCGGTCGCCCTCCTCGTTCAGATGGCACCAGACTAGCGCAGGCTGGCCTGTATTGTTGACCAGTGACGCAACCTTATCGCAGCGTTCCGTGATCGTACGACGGCGTTCCTCGCGCTGTTCTTTCAATCCGATAGCGGGCAGCGAGAACAACATCCCTGGCGCAAGCGTGGACGACTCGACTAGATGATCGCGCTCGATCAGCGGCGGCAGAATGAACCCATCGTCGTGAAAGCCAAGATCAGATGGCCGGCGAACAGCTCGAGCCCACGAGCACACCCATCGCCAGAACGGGGTTTCGGCATGGCCCTTTAATCGCCACTTCGCAGCATCATCCATTCGCGCAAAACTACGATTACCTTGCCTGAACACCCGTGTCTTGATCGCATTGCCCTGATCATTTTTGAAAAACCGCGTCAGCATGTCCATGTAGCCAAGCTGCCCAAGGGCTTCGCTGCTAGTCCCAAGTTCGATGTAATCATTTGGCGCTGCGGTCGCTGTGCAAAGTAGCCGATATGGAAGTTTCCGCATAAATTCTGTAATCTCTCCTCGGCGTACGCCATCGAAGGATTTAAGGATGCTGGATTCGTCGCATACGCACCCAGAGAAATCTTTAGGATTGAAATAGTGCAGGCGCTCATAGTTCGTAATGTTGATGCCTCGGCGCACTTCTCCGGTCGCTGATCGATGGGCCTCAATGTCAAACTTCTCGGCTTCGGTCATTGTTTGGTGGGACACCGCGAGCGGAGTCACGATAAGGACCGGCTTGTTAGTTTGCCGTACCACGTTCTCTGCCCACACCAGTTGCATAGGTGTCTTGCCAAGGCCGCAGTCCGCGAATACCGCACCCTTTCCCTTCCGGCAGGCCCAGGATACAAGCTCGCGCTGGAAGTCGAAAAGAAAGTCCGGCATGAATAACGGCTCGAATCCGTCCAAGGATCCAAGCTGCGTCTTGACGTACAGGAAGTCGGCATAGTTCATCGCAATACATCCCATCCATACTTGGCGATCAGCATCGCTTCTGCCTTGTTATGATCCTTCTTCCTACTCAAATCTACCGACGGGTACATCTCGATGGCGCGCGCGCGCGCAAGCTCCTTGTCGCTTCCAAGACCGTAATGTCGCTTCCACTTCGCCGGCGTCACCCATGCGATCGGATAGCCCTTGGCGGCGACCACGCCTCGGATAGCTCCTACCGTGTCCCCGAGCGAAAGCATGGACGCGACCCCTTGGCCGGGCATCGAGGACACGCGCTCGATCACCACCAGCACCTCGTCGCCTTGGCCATCTACCGTCTCGCGCAACCACAACGCGAAGCCGCTGGCGTTGACCTCGTTCTTGACCTTGCCGGATCCGCCGCCCTTCAGGTTCGTCGGGATGTCCGTCACGCGGATGCTGTCGGCTGTCATCATGGCTATGGCGCCGCTCAGACCAGGGTCGATGCCGATCACGATGTGCGTCACGTCGGCGCCTTCGCCAGCATCTCAATCGTATCGGCGATCATATGCCGCTCATCGGTCTTGTACCTCATGTTAAACGTCCGCTCCCCGAGCCCGTGGAAGCCCGTCCCGCCCTGGTGATGCTCGTGGCAGAGCGGCACCACGAGGAAGTCGCTGCGATGCGCCGTGTCGAAACAATGATGAACGCACGTTCGCCCCTCCTGGGTCTGACTCATCGTCCGACAGATAACGCAACGCAGGGACGCGACGCGATTCATCCAACTGTATCCTGCGGCACTCATCTCGCTTCCACGGTTGTGATCGCCAGCGCTGAGCGAGGATCATGCTCTGGCGATTCGACACCCGAGAAGATGCGCTTTCGACACGTATCCAGAATGACGGCGATATCATGCTTATTCCCGTCGATCGAGATGGTCGTGACATTCTTCCCGAGTTGATACCTGATGGTGATTTCGTTCATGATTCTCCCTCATCTGATCCGGGCATGCGTGTAGTACCAGCGCTCGCCATTGCGTAGCGCGCAGCATCAACCTGACTTAGCACGCTTCTGTACCGCCCTGTTGGAACATCGTAGAGCAAGTCCACGATCCCAGGGTAGCCGATGTTCTTGAAGCGCACCTTCTGGATATGGACCTGCGTAATGCCGTAGTCCTTCTCGCCGGGCTCGGCCAACGGGTTACGCCAGATCGTGACACAGTTATCGGCCTTGTTGAAGAAGTTCGCGCTGCCAGAGATGTCATACGGCGTTGGTACTGGTCGTGTCCCTGTATCCCGGTCGCGCTGGAGCTTCGCCGGATGCGCCACCACCCAGACGTGAGCGCCCGTACCTCTGGTAACGCGGATGATCGCCGAAAGTGCCTCGCTAATGTACTCGGTCTCCGACAAACGCGGTGGTCTCTGATGCTCAAGCTGGTTCCAAGGGTCGAGCACGATACCGACCTGAGCATTCTGGTGCTCTGCTGCGAACTTGCGGGATACCGCGAGAAGATTCGGGAACGTCTCATCCTCGTCTAACGTGACGAACCATGCCCGGTCAGCGAGATCGCGCTGCGCCCCTACCACATCATCCTCCGTCATGCGTTGGCTCGGCCCGACTCCGAAGCGGTGCCCGACCATACATTCCAGGATATTCGCCTTGTGCTTCTCAAGAGGCCAGTTCTCCGGCGAGCAGATTAGGAACTTCCAGACCTTCTCGCCTAGCGTTCGACGCATCAAGTTCACCATCAGGGCATCCAACCACGCGCTCTTGCCGTGGCTTGGTATGCCGGTGATTACCGTCCACTGACTCGCGCCTACAGTGTAGTGCCGATCCACATCCGGCCATCCAGTACTCGACCCCGGCGGTAGACCGTTTCGGTATAGCGCGAGCAGCTTCTCGGGCTCGTCGCCGAACTTCGTGAGCCTCATCAGCGCAACCTCATAAGCCCGTCCTCGAACCGTCGCTGCTCGGCGTGATCATGAACCATGGTGACAAACGTGCCGAAGTTCTCCGGAGTCCAGTTCTCATCAAGGCCAACGACGTACTGCTTCACGTCATCGTGGCACGTCATGGCATTCACGTCGTTACCTTTGCGTAACTGGTCGAAGATAATGCTGTGCCATGTGTACTCGAAATCGATTGAATCGAGCCCAGCCAACGCCATCTTAGCGGGGTCTTCAAGTAACAACGCGAGCACACGACGTTCCGCGTAACCGATCATAGGGCTACCCTCCTTCTCGTTGGCTCAGGCATCTTATCTGCCCCCTTGCGGAACTTAGGCCAGTCCTGACGCACGCAGTTTCTGAACGCGGCATCGAAGTCTTTGTACTTGTAACCCTTGGCCGCGCATGCGTCCTTAAACGCTACGACATACCGCTCGGCGTCTCCGTTCTCGAAACCAAAATCAGTTGACAAGCCGTCAACCGTGGCTTTAGATGGAAACCAGCCTTCTGGTATATGTATTTTCTTCTCTTCTCTTCTCTTCTCTTCTCTACAAGTTACTGTAACGTTACTTGAGCGTTTACCAGTAACGTTACTTATAACAGCATCAGAAGTACCCTTAACTAAGCCTTGTTTTTTCCTGAACCTGGCTTGCCTTTCGGCTGCCTGTCGACGATGCTTTCCTTCTGGAGTTTCGTTTTCTTTGAAGAACTTAGGGAATCTAACAGAGCCTGATGCATCATCTATAATCCAGCTCACAGAAGCCATTGCCTCGCCGAAATTCGGTATGTCTGTCATGCCGTCGATCGTGGAAAAATCAGAGTATTTCAGCACCAAATCATCGCCATCACGATCTCCGCGCTCACGCGCAGTACCCCATGTAACGAGCAGACCGTTTACACATAACGCTACAGTAACGTTACGCGAAATATGCTCATAAGCGCTGGTCTTGCAGGTTTGCTGGACAGGGTCGGTGAGCCAGTTCATGAACTCGCGTTTGCTGGCAAGGAAGTCGGCCATAGAGATAACGCACGGGTCGCGAGACAGCCATACCCGCATCTTGACCCAATCACCGGCCATGGCCGCGTCGCCAGGTCGGATTTCGTAGCAGATCAAAATGATCGAGCATCGGTTACCCCCAGTAAGGTTAAGGGAGGCCGGTCGAGACTTGTTGTACTGGCAACAAGCCCCGCCCGGTTTATTGCGCGTTTCCATGGCCAATGGAAAACTCGATCATCCTATCATTAGGTTTTCTGGTTGTCCAGAACTTAGAGGTAATTCTGGACCGCCAGTAGTGATAGACCCGAAAAAGCGTGCGGCTTGTGCCCTGTTTCTGTATTCGTTCCACCATCTGTTTACTGGTGATGGGTGCGGCGATAGGGCGAATCGAACGCCGTCGCGCTCGATCCAGCAAAAACGCGGCGTCAACGTGTCGAAGCCGAACGCCCTGGCAACCCCGCTTCCGAGCAAGACCACTCGGCGCCCTGCGAGACGCGGCAGGAGCGCTACGGCTGCTGCGTGCGCCTCGGCCGTAGGGAAATGATCGCCCTTCCCATCGGCGGCGCCTGGCCACGATTTGAGCAGATTCCTGCGCTCATAGAGTTCTCGGTACTGGCTAACCATCGTACCCGTAAGTAGCTGGAGGATTCTGCCAGAACCGCCCCCGATCAATGGCCGAAGCGGATCTCCATCCCTAGACGGCGCTTGGCCGAGGAGTACCACGCGATCGCGCCTCACGTTAGCGCCTCCCTGAAGTATCGAATGGTTTCGACCAGACCGAAATCCAACTGGACCATGGGATTCCAGCCCAACTTCGCGCGCGCTAACGTCACATCTGGCTGGCGTTGCTTTGGGTCGTCCCCCGGGAGAGGCTTGAACGCAAGGTCGGACAGCCCGCCGGTCATCAGACGAACCTTCTCCGCCAGTTCGAGCATGGAGAACTCGACCGGATTCCCGAGGTTGACGGGCCCGATGAGGTCGTCGTCTGACCCCATCAGCGCGATCAGCCCATTGACCATGTCGTCAACGTAGCAGAACGATCTGGTCTGAGACCCGTCGCCATAGATCGTCAACTGGTCACCACGAAGCCCCTGAACGATGAAGTTCGAGACCACTCTCCCGTCGTTGGCGTGCATGCGCGGGCCGTACGTGTTGAAGATGCGGGCCACCTTGATACGCAGCTTGTGCTGCCGCCAGTAGTCGAAGAACAGCGTCTCCGCGCATCGCTTGCCTTCGTCGTAGCAAGCCCTGATGCCTATCGGGTTGACGTTTCCCCAATAGCCCTCGGTCTGTGGGTGCTCCTTCGGATCACCATAGACCTCGCTCGTGGAGGCCTGGAGAATCCGCGCCCCCGTGCGCTTGGCCAGCCCGAGCATATTGATCGCACCGATCACGCTCGTCTTGGTGGTCTGAACCGGATCATGCTGATAATGAGTCGGAGCCGCTGGACACGCCAGGTTGTAAATCTCATCGACCTCGACGTACAGCGGGAACGTGATGTCGTGGCGCAGGAGCTCAAAGCGCGGATGGCCGACCAGGTGAGCTATGTTCTCCTTCGTGCCGGTGAAGAAGTTGTCCACGCACAGCACGTCGTGCCCATCCGAAACCAGGCGGCCGCAGAGGTGAGAACCGAGAAAACCGGCACCGCCAGTCACCAGCACGCGCTTTCTGTTGTTATAAATCCTCATCCCGTTTTCTCCAACATAGTTTCATCGTCCATCTGCAGCACCATGCCGTAGTTGTTGGTGCCATCAGGGATCAGCACATCTGGTTTTCTTCGCAGCTTGTTGCGCGCGAACGGCCGATAATCGACGCTGTGCTGCCAGCGACCCCACTTCCAGACGATCTTCGTGACGTCGGGATGCTGATCGACCAATGATTGCGCCATCTTGAGTCGCCCGTCGTCCTTGTACAGCTCGTCGGTGTTCCCGCCATTCATGGTCATCGTGGTCTGCTTCAGGCAGAGAAAGGCATTGAAAAGCGCCGTACACCATCCTGCCTTTAGTGCGCGGAGTGATAGGTCGGTATCTTCGTTATACCGGCCACGCCAGCGCTCGTCGAGGTCGAGCGCGTGGTTCACCAAAATGCAGGAATAGCACCGCGTGTTCATCGTCAGTGGTGCTAACTTCGTTTTGCGGCTCGCGAACATAAAATAATTCATGGCGGCTAGGCCAACGTTTTCATATCTGTCGCACCAGTCTTCAATCGCGCGGAAGGTGGCCCCGGTATCAACGCGCAGCTTCAGATTGTTGTTCAGGCGCCAGAATCCATCAATGTTGTCGTCGAGTATGAAGTGCCTTGCGTGGCCTTCATCGACCGCGGTTTGCCACACGAAATTCCGAACAGGAATAGATCCGAGTCCGAGATTGGAGAATGGCGTCACGATAATTTTCGCCGGGTCGATCACGGTAGCGTACTGTTTATACTCCGTCGGCTCGACCACGATGCGATACGGGATGCCGGCCGCCTCAAGCGACCGAACCGTCAGGCGTGTATCCGCGCGCCCTTTCGATATTACAAAAATGGGATAGCGCGGCATGACCGGCTCTTGAGTGACGTAGGCTCGCCCCGCAATGCGGCCAATCTCCGCCTCCGGGTACCATACGCAACGCGTGCGCTTGTCCGTCGGCGTAATCGTCTGCCCGACCAGCCGCGCGAAGTCGTCCACGTCTTGTTGACGGTCGAAGTCGACCTGAATCGAGTGCCGCGGCGCGAGATCATTTTGGACGAACTCCGGCATGCCACTCCACGCCTCGTGCCACCATTCGCCATCATCAAAAAGGCGCTCCGTATTCATTGAGTGGCCTTTCTACGCGCCATTATTGGCCATCCATGTCTTGAAGTAATTTTTATCGACAGGGAACTTGATCAGTCGCGTCTGCGTAGTCACCGGCTGCCCGATCAGGCGACCAAACGCTTCCAAGTCGGCCAAGTCCTCGAAATGCACATATATGGATTGAATCGGTTCAGCGATCGGCTCGACGGCCTGAAGCTCGTGCTCGCCGAACAGGCAAGCCTGTCCAGGATCAGCCTCGTCAATATTCGTAAACGTCGATTCAGCCGTCTGTTCCTCATCAAACTCAGGCGGGAATGAAACCTCTACCGTAGATTCGGATTCATCACTGGGCGGCTCGTCGATGAGATCCGGCCCGAATAGAGACAGCGTACTATTATCTCGATAAGCGAGCCTCGCCATGTGCGCGTCCTGGTTTACGTCGAAATCTTTTTGCCGTTCTTATCGAACAGATCTGGGCGCAACTGATGAGCGGTAAAGCCGGAGAGCATCGCCATAGGCATCACCCACTTCTCCGGAATGCGTCGCCACTGGCCTACTGCGGCTTTGGAGATGCGTTCACGCTTTGAAAGCGTGCGCGAGATCAGCGTTGATCCACCGGCAGCCTTGAGGGCAGCTGCAACGATCGGGTCGTATTCTCTTGTCCAGGACATAGAACGCCGATAATACACCAGTCGTTTGGCTGCTGTAAACTATGTCCAGTAAACCCCTGTTTCATAACGGGTTTATTTTTGCGCTACTGGGGTTTACTTTCTGGTTTGGTCGTGATAGAGTGCGCTTGCAGTCGATCTATATCACAACTAAAGGAGAGCGAAATGAAAGCCAGCCAACACAAGCAACTCGGACTCGTCATTGGTCGCGTGCAAGGTGCCGTTAACGGCATTCTCAACGATCCCATGAACGACTACGCTGGGTTCACCCCGGATCCAATCTCGCAAGTCGAGGCCATCGTCCAAGAGGCGGGCTTCGCCAATACTAAACATTTCGACGCCGTGGTGGCCGCAAGGACCTCCGCGCGCTGGGTGCATTTCAACCTCGGCGGTTACGGAGCGTGACTTCTCTATGCCCCGCTCGCGGGGCATAGGGGGCGTCATGCCCACAACAGAAATGGAGAGCGAATATGTCACACGAAATCGACATGAGTAACAACAAAGCCAACACCGCCTACGTCGGCGACGAACCGTGGCACGGGCTTGGCAAGCGCCTCACGCCGGACGCGGACATCGACACGTGGAAGCGCGAGGCCGGGATGGTCTGGGTGGTGAAGGAGGGCAAGGTTCTCTACGTTCGCGACGCGAAGGACGCCGCAGGTAATGAAGTTGGCGAAGTCGCGGACTTCCCTGGACGCAAGGCGCTGTATCGCAGCGACACTCTGGCGCCGCTTTCGATCGTCACGGACAAGTTCAACGTCGTGCAGCCCGGCGACGTGATGGAGTTCTTCCGCAAGATGGTCGAGGAGCACGGCTTTAAGATGGAGACGGCCGGATGCCTGCGTGGGGGCAAGAAAATTTGGGCGCTGGCGCGTATCGCCGAGGCGTTCAAGGTTTTAGACGACGTAGTACAGCCGTACGCGCTGCTCTCCACGGCCTATGACGCCACGATGGCGACGTGGGCACGCCTGTGCACCACCCGCGTGGTCTGCGCCAACACTATCGCGATCGCGGAGACGGAGCAGGGCAAGATAGTCCGCGTGCCGCACAACGCGACGTTCGACCCGGACGCGGTCCGTTTACAACTGGGTCTGGCGTTAAGTTCGTGGGAGCGGTTTAAGGTCCGCGCTCTGAAGATGAGCGAGCACGTGGTGACCGACCCCGAGGCAGAGGCGTTCCTTCGGGAGCTTCTAGGCGTAGACGAGGGCGAGACGCCACGCGGTTTCGCGCGCATCGTTCAGCTATTCAAGGGCGCTCAGATGGGCCACGACAAGAAAAGCACCCGCCAGACGCTGTGGGGCGTCGTGCAAGCCGTGGCCGAGCACGTTGACCATAATCCCTACAGTCACTCGGACGACACGCGCCTGGACAGCGCGTGGTTCGGTGGTGGTAACAACATCAAGATCGCGGCCTTCAAGAAGGCGCTGGAGATGGTCGAGCCGGCGAACGATGACAAGGTGACGGTGGCGGCATAGGGTCAGCTCAAGCCGATCAAGGTCGGCTTGGGCGGGCATGGTGCCCGAACAGGAGAGCGAAAATGGAACCGAAATATCCGAACGTTAAGGTAAAACTCGTAGGCCAGGACGGCAACGCCTTCGCCATTCTCGGCTCAGTTTGTCTCGTGATGAGACGCGCAGGGCTACCAGCGACGGTGATCGAAGAGTACACGACAGCCGCAACATCGGGCGACTACGACAACCTGCTTCAGGTGACGATGCGGTACGTGGAGGTCTCATGACCACCGAACGGAAGCACACGCCGGGGCCGTGGGAGCGCCGCAACCTTTTGAATGGGCCATTGGAAAGCGTGTTTCCACTGTCGCCGGAGTGTTCAAAGCCGCCGTCATCATGCTTCTTATAGCGCTTTCCATTCTCGCCCCTGCATACTACGTCGGCTTGGCAGCGTACACCCTGCCCGCCGTGGCGATCTGCCACACGGATTCTGAGTGTATCAACCACTGTCCGGCCGACGACGGGCAATGCGATGGAGGGCCGCAGTCATGATGCACAAACAAAGGGGAAACCATGAAACACGTTGATCGCTTGAACGAACTGAACGCCTGCACTGACGCCGTAGCTTGGGCCGCT